AGAGTAATACAGCAAATGATATGGATTACTTTACAGATGCATACCTTTTGATAAAAGGAGCTGAAGGTGGACTGGTAGACGAAGAGGGAGAAGATATTTTACTTAGTGACAGTGATGAGGCTCTAAAAAATAAAAGGATTATGTATTTGGATGAAAAGGGAGATGCAAAGTTTCTTGAAAAGGATGGTGACAATTCTTCAATTGAAGAGTTTAAGACTCGTGTTTTTAAAGATATTTTCTTTGTGTCTCAGGTACCGGCAATGACTGATGAGAGCTTTGCGGGCGACCTATCGGGAATTGCAATAAAGTATAAGCTTATAGGTCTTGAGCAACTTGCTATTATGAAAGAAAACAGGATGAGGCTTGCAAAGGCTAAGAAAATAAGTATGATTACGGAATGGATAAACTGGAAGAAGTCAAAAAATTATGATGCATCTACTGTAAAACAGAAGTATACAAGAAACTTTACTGAAAATGTTTCTGAAATTATTGATAATGTTACTAAGCTTACAGGTGTAGTAAGTAAGAGAACACAGCTTGATATGCTGCCACAGGACATAATACACGATACTGATAAGGAACTTAAAACTATAGAGGAAGAGCTTAAGGAAAGCGAAGGGCTTTTTATGGAGCCGGTATAACATATGAAAAGTGCTGACTATTGGGAGAAAAGGGCTTTAAGAGATAAGAAGTTTGCTACAAACAGGACTGAGGATTATATAAAAAACAAGCTTTCCAAGGCTTATAGTGAAGTATCAAAGGAGCTTGAAGAGGAAATAAAAGCATTGTATGAGAAACTTGATAAAAGTAAGTCATTACTTGCACAGAGTAATGAAAAGCTTTTAACAAGTACAAAGGCATCTAAGATAAAGGAACTTCTTAATAAATTGAATGAAGAAAAGGCAAAGCTTACAAATGCAAATCTTCCTAAAGAAGTTTCAGATACTATAGAAAAGAATATAAAGCTTATTGAAGAGAGTCTTAGAATGAAGTCTAAGAGCGGATATATAACACATCTTGAGATGATGCAAGAGAGAGTAAATTCTTTAGCCCTATCCGTGGCAAATGAGAGTCAGATAAATATGTATGACTATCTTGCAAAGGAGTATACGGATGACTACTTTAGAGGCGTTTTTAGAGTACAACAGGGGATGGGCTTTGGTAAGGACTTTATAAGCCCTAATCCTAAAATTATACAGAATGTAATTATGAGAAGTTATGCAGGGAGTAGCTTTTCAAAGCGTATCTGGAAGGATGCAAATAAGCTTGGAAACACCTTAAAAGATACTTTAACCAAGGGTTTTATAAGAGGTGATTCTATAGATACAATGACAAAGAGGCTTTTAGAAAGAGTTGATGTGTCAAAAAGCCATGCAAAAATGCTTATACGGACCGAATCTGCAAGAGTTTGTGAAGAAGCTACAAAGGATGCTTATAAAGAGTGCGGCATAGAACAGTACATATATCTTGCTACTTTAGACAGAAAAACATCTTTGATATGTCAGGAACTTGATATGAAGAGCTTTCTATTAAAAGATGCCAAAATAGGAGAGAACTATCCGCCTATGCATCCGAACTGTAGAAGTACCACAATGGCAGATACTAAGCCTTTAAAAAGAATAGCCAGAGGGGCAGATGGAAAAAACTATGAAGTTGACGGGAATCTAAGTTATAAGGACTGGTATGACGGTCTTTCAAAAGATGAACAGGGACGGATGAGCCTTGAGAATAAGAAAGATGCGAATAAGAAGAGGGATAAGGAAGAGCTGAATGAGATTAGAAACATCATAGGAAAGCATGATACACCTTCACTTGCGAAGTATCAGGAAATGAAATATAATAAGACAGAAGAGTTCAGATGGTTAATGGGATATAAAGATGGAGTAAAAGGCAGGAAGAAAGAGGATGGTAAGGTAGAGTATTTTTTAGATCCTCTTACAGGTTTTGAAAATTATAAAGCTAGGGCGGAAGAGTTGAAAACTCTGATAGGACTAAAAACTGCTGATGGAATAGAAATAAAAGAGTTCTCTACACACTTGGTAGAACGTTACATAGGGCATATGTCTTATGATGAGATTAAATTTAGGACAGCTGAACAAAGAAAAGGAATAAGGTTTGGCGTTACATTTGATAAAATAAAAGAGGCTATAACATCAGGAAAGTTGGATGAAAAAAACATAAAATATGATAAAGAGGGAAATATAATAGGAAGAGTGTATATTACCAAAGGATGTAGAGTTTCATTTAATCCAACTAAACAAAGGATTATACAAGTAGCTCCTTATGATACAGGGAAGGAATAGCAATGAAGAAGTTTGTTATAAGTGAACAGGATTTAGATGATTTAAGGGTGTATATAAAAGACATAGATAAGAAGGTGGAGAATTTAGATGCGAGTAATGTTGATTCAGTAAATAATTTATTATATGAAGTTGATAACATATATTTTTATCATGGTATGAATGAAGATGATGAACCGAATGATATCGGAAGAAAGTATGAAGAGATTAGAGATAGAATATATGCAGACAACTGTTTGAATTAAATAATAAAATATCGCATTATTTTGCCCGTAAATGCAATTAGATGCTCTAGGGTATAAATGTTCAAGTAAAAATAGTTAAACAAATTTAAACGGTAGTTAAACGTGTTTTAAACGGGGTCTGGTGTGAGAGGCTATACTAAAAATGAGATTAGAAAAGATTGCAGCTTTTGCAGTCTTTTTTATTTTATAAAAATTTGACTTTGAAAGATTTTCAGAGTCTTTTTTAATTGGAGAAAGGAGCTTTATGGAGGAAGTAAAAAAGGATGAAAAAGACCTTAAGAAAAAGGTTGAGGAAGGCAATGAAGGAGAAGCAGGAGAGACAGTGGTAGACACTGAAAGTAATACTCCGGAGGGTGGTAGTGCAGAGCCTTCAGATACTAAAAAAGAGGGTGAGGAGCCTGAAGATGGTAAAGAAGGTGCGGCATCTATAGATGAAAAGGAACCTATAGAAGGGAATGCTTCAGGTGAATCTAAAGAAGCTTTAGAAGTAAGTAAAGAGGGTGAGCCACAGGAAAAGAAAGAAGATGAAAAGGCTCCGGAAGGTAAAACTGATGATAAAGCACTTGTAAAGAACCTTGAAGATAAGGAAAAAGAACTTGCAAAAAGAGAGGAAGAGTTATCTAAAAGAGAGATTGAAGCAGGTGCTAAAAGCCTTTTAAGAGATAAAGGAATGTCAGAAGAAGTTTTACCTTTAGTGCTTAGAGGCAACTTAGAAGATACAAAAGCAAGTATTGAATTACTTGAAAAGGTGTTAGGAGATCAGGTAGAGAAAAAACTTTCAGAAGTGGCAAAGGGTAAAAGCCCGGAGGGAAGTAAAGGTAATATAAACAAAGATACAGGAGCTATGGCTGATATAGTCAGAGCAGCATTAAGAGGTTAAGGAGATAAAAAATGGCGTTAAATGTTAGTGCAGCAAGAAGTGTATTTCAAAATGAACTTGATAAGCTTATGGTTGAGGAACTTACAAGCGGCTTTATGGAGGCAAATGCAGGTGATGTTATCTATACCGGTGGAAATGAAATAAAGATTCCGTCAATTGTTATGGATGGACTTAAAGACTACTCAAGGACAGACGGATATCCGACAGGTGGAGTTACACTCTCATATCAGACTGTAAAGATGACAATGGATAGAGGTGAAGGCTTTATGCTTGATGCAATGGATGTCGAGGAGACTAATTTCCTTGCTTCAGCTTCAACAGTACTTGGAGAATTTCAAAGAACTAAAGTAGTGCCTGAGGTGGATGCATACAGATATTCTAAAATTCATGGAATTGTAAAGGATAAGGCTGCATCCAATGTAAGAGCGGAGACAACAGCTCTTACAGAAAAAACTATCTATAAGGCTATAGCAAATGATATAGCACTTGTCAGAGATGAAATTGGTGAGAGCAATGAGCTTGTGGTCATTATAAATGGTATAGCAAGAGGACTTTTAAATAACAATGAGACATTTACAAAGATACTGACACAGGCGGACTTTGTAAAGGGAGAGCTTACAACAAAGGTCAGAACCATTGATGATTGCCCGATTATTCCGGTTCCGTCATCAAGACTTTTTACAGAGTATGATTTCTTTAAGGGTTCAGAGAGTTCAGGACAAAAAGACGGATTCAAGAAAAAGTCAACAGCAAAGCAGATTAACTATATTGTTATGCCGAGAAAGGCAGCTATTGCAGTATGTAAGCAGGATGCACCAAAGATAATCACTCCTGAGCTTAATCAGAGGGCTGATGCGTGGTTTATAGGCTATAGAAAGTATCACGACCTGTGGATTAAAGAATCCAATATCAAGGCTATAAGAATCAGTACGGAGGCTTAAGCATGCTTGAGCAGATAAAGATACTGCTTGGAATTACCGATACTGAAAGCGATGCACTACTTGGTATCATGATTGATGATGCCAGGAGTGCAATTATAAGTTATCTAAACAGGAAAGACTTTCCGGAGGGGCTTAACTTTGCAATCAGGGAAATGGTAGTAAAAGCATATAAAGAAAGTGCATTAGGTGGGGTTACTTCAATTGAGAGAGGTGATACATCAATAAGTTATACGGCTATAGATAGCAGTTATTTTGATGAAAAGCTTTTAAGGGCTTTCAGTAAGTATAAGAAAATAAGGATGGATTGATGAAAGATAGTGAAAAAATGTCATATCTTTTTAGGTATAGGGAGCAGGAGTCCAATGCTGAAATAAAAGATAAAGATAATAATAGTGAGAAAAAGACCAAGGAAAAGGAAAGTGATAAGTGAGGCAAGGATACTAAGCAGGCTTTATAAAGACAGACTAAGGCTTTATAGATATAAGCTTTTTAAGACTGATTATGGAGAAAGTAAAAGTGAAAAAGAACTAATATATGATAATGTTCCATGTGGTCTTAGTCTGTCAAAAAAATCCGAACCTGTTAGAACCGATATAGCTTATGAGAGCAGTGAGGATTACGTTATATTTGCAGCTCCTAACATAGATATAAGGGCTAAGGACTTTATAGAAGTTAGGACAAGTTCAGGAGAAATCATTACAGGCAGAGCCGGAAAGAGCTTTAAGTATCCGTCACATATAGAAGCAAGTTTGAAGATAGAAGAGGTGGTTTGATGAGGGATATGAATGAGCTTGCAGAAATGCTTGAAAGAGGATTAGAAGCTTGGCAGTCGGAAATCTTTGAAAGAGAAGCACTGAAAATAGGCAGGCATGCAGTCGATTCTGTAAAGGCTATAACTCCTGTTGTTACGGGACACCTTAGAAGAAATTGGTACAATGAAGTTACCAAAGAGGGAAATGATTATATCATTTGGATAAAAAATAATGTGGTGTACGGTCCGGCAGTTAACTATGGTAGGAGAACAAGAAGCGGTGGCATGACTAGAGGTCAGTATATGCTTGAGAGAGGGATAGCAAACTATAAACAGTCTGCATATAACAATGATATTGAGGCAATGATTAGTACACTCCGGGAGGCTTTATAGTGGTCAAGTTAAAGAACATTAAAAGGGGTTTAATCACGCTTTTAAATGAAGTTAAACCGGGTTTAAATATCTTTGCTGAAGATATAGAACAGATTGAAACGATTGATAAGACAGCGTTTCCCCTGCTCTATATACAACTTGTACCACTTTCCATATCTGTACAGCTTGACGGTAAGAGCTGTAATAAGTTAATACTTGTTGATATTACTTTTATGGAGAAAAGTAAAAGTAGCAATGAAGATATGTACGAGATGGTAGAACTTGTGACGAGTCGAATTGGCATAGGTTTTAAAGTAGAAGATAGATTTTTGAAAGTATTAAACATCGGATCAAGTATTGCAGATGATACATTGCATATAACTTTTAATTTAGACTTCTTTGATGATATGGATATTAAAGAGCCTGAAGCAGATATATATGAAAGTATAAGTTTTTAGATAGGAGAGTAAATGGGATTACCAAGTATAAATATAGAGTTTCATAAAAAAGCGGTTTCTTTTATTACAAGGAGCGAAAGAGGAAAGGTGCTTCTTTTACTTAAAGATGCAACTAAGACAACAATAGTAAATACATATACGACTATTGCAGATGTGGTAAAGGAAGAGTGGACGGCGGAG